GCCTCGACGGTGTAATAACCTTGAATAAGGTTAACAATCTCCGAGGAGATTTCTCACCAACCTTGTGGGATACCGCCACGAACAGTGACGAAACCATGCTCATCCGGCATGGGAGGCACCGAAAAGGGGCCCAGGTCAGAAGACTGACCTTCATCGGTTATCACCGATGTACTGGGCCTAAATTGGCCCCCACCGACATTTGCCGGCGATTCTTCGAAACGACGAAGATTTCCGCCAATGGTTGCGGTTCCAATATGCTCTCCTAGCATATTATACGTCTTAATCTTTTCGGAGACGTTTCCAACTGTCATATTTGACAGAGACCCACCATAATTGACGGGTTCACGCAGTCCCGGTGGGACTGGGTTAAAGTCTATTTTAAGACTTGGTCCACAATTAACAATGTTGTGGTTATGTCGGTCATTGCCAACATATATCCACCCAGAAAAACTTCTGAGTATTTTTTGTTCCAATTCCTGGAACGAGGAAAACATCTTTTTTCCTTGAAGAGCCAATAGGTTCTTATTCTTTCCTTTGAAAGCTTTATTCCAATATTTCTTGGAATCTTTAACCCAACGGTTAAAAGTTCGCTGCGTGCGGACCTCCACCCCTGTGAAGAAGCTCTGGAAATTCAGAACTCTCTCTATTTCTTCAGATAGAGATGAGAATTGGACAAAACCAATTCTAGAAGCCTCGGATTGCAAGGCTGAAAAATCCCTCTTTTTAGTATAGGGATCGAGTGGAACTTCCACTCCCTTCTCAGTAAGGAAGGTAGTGACAAAATCATCACTATAAATAGAGTTTGCCTCTATTAACCCAGATTTATTATCTGAGTATTTAATAACCTCTTTAAAGAGGATATTCCATTTCATCTCTGAAATGATCCCATGTTTAACACGGGAATTCAGGCTAGACAAGGCCTGTAATTCGACATACCTTGTGCCGAAATCCTCTATGGCCAGCAAGTCATAGATATGGCCAACATAGGGCCATATCCAACCAGGAAGGATTGGAATGGGAATAGGAATTCCCAAGCCCCCACACGATGGAGGTAAATACAAAGGATATTTGCATTGAAGGACAGAATTGCCCTTAGAACCATCTCCATAACGGAAATTAAACTGCCCGGTAAGAATCCGGACAAAATAGCAAAGAATTGCTATGGACACATTTTTGTCCCCAACGTAATCCAATTGGTTACGTAACATCCGTCCTTTACCGAGGACGGAACTCCGATTTTCAGAGTGTTCTCGCGTCATTGACGTGAGAAGACGTGATTTAATCACATCAATATAAAGGATTTTCCCTTTATTCTCTCCAGTTTGGAGAAGGCAATGATCTTCACAGAAGATCAAAAGTCTCTTAGAGACTACGTCCTTCCAGGACGCGTCCCAGCCCATGGCTGTGAAAACTTGCTTAAATAGCAAGATTATCCCTATGGAAACCCGTAGGGCGGCGACATCGTCGCCGCAGATACAACTTGCATCTGAGGACAGCTGAATTTCAACTGTTGGGGCTGAGAATAATCTTAGCCCAGTCGCATAATAATACGACGTAATCTCCTCAACGATGAGATTCTCTAACGTTAACGTTAGGAAACTCATGGGCTCTCCCATGAAAGAGCCTCTTTGATTAAAGAAGCTAGGAGAACTTTGCTCCTTACCAAGGTAGCATGCCCTGGAACAAGTCAACAACTTGTAATATACAAAGAAAGGATGTCTTTGTGGTAAACTGTGGGTAAAACCACCCCACAGAGCCTCTATAAGATCTAGAGGAATTAGATCAGTTGCTGATCTATAGTCTGTCGACTGGCAGACTGGATCTGGATAGTCCAGATTTCTCTTCTGAAGATACTTCAGAAAACTCCACATCTTATTCGTGGAGCGGAGCCCAATTCGGGCTCTCCCATCCCTAGCTAGGATGGGTTCAGCCATGAACCTCATGGCTCGATTCACCATGGTGAACCATGCTTGGTTTTTCCCAAGCGGACGCGTCTTCGCGCCGGGCTCTGCCAAACATGTCAGAGAAGTCTTTGGAAAGACTTCTGGTGAATACCGCATGAGAACATGCGGTCTCCTCTCTTTATAGAGTGGGATAAAAACTCCACTCGGGAGTTTCATCCAAATATCTGGATGAACCGGATTACCGGTTCGATCACAGAAGTGACCTTGTTCGACAGATAGTGCCGAACTATAAAGCAAAATGCTTTTTCCCAAATGGTTTGGGAAGACCTCCTGACCGAGGAGGTCCTTGGCAAACTTCATTTTCGAATGAAGGCCAAGAGGTCCATAGAGGACCTGTAACAGAGAGGTATCCCTCTCTAAAAACTGGTAAAAACCAGCTGTTCTTGGGAAAAGATTTTCCCCATAACAATCCAAAAGATTGTGCAAGCCATGGTCATCCATGACTTCCCCAAGACTCAGGGGATAAGAGCCAGGAGTCTGGTTCCTATCTGTGAAAAACATCACAGAGAGAACAGGCACATTAAGTGCCTGGACCCAGGTGCAAACTTCACCTGCCAATCCACCTTCGGATTGTGGTTGTTCAAAGCAACCAGATGTACTCACAGATATATGAGTATAGACTGGCATTTGCCAGACCCTCAACCGCTTAGCCAGTTGATTTGAAAAGAACCGAACGGTTCTTAAAACCTCAGGAGGGGTTTTAAATTCCTCCTTGAGGATTAAACACTGTTCTTCCAGTGCTTGCCTACACATTTTCTTTGTAGGGGGAGGGAGTGCCCTCCCAAATGTCCGAATTTGACATAAATTTGACAGTTCGTTATCTGTCAATCTTCCCATCATAGCGAATGGGAATTTCCATTTATTCAAATGGCCACCAAACCAGACAAATCTGATTTCTTTGGTTTCAGAATTGAAACCTTTCCAGAAAGGTATTTCTGGGGGTGTTCGATTGTATTCTCTACAATCGGAGACTGCAAAGTATTGCAGCCATCCAGCAATCGTTTTGAGTGCTTTTAAACCTTTTTCAAGGTTAGTTAAAATGACCTTCACCTTGGTCACTTTGACACCATCCTGTATGAGGGTGTACTTCTGACATTTGCCAGAAAAGAAAAACTTGAGAAACCAAGTTTTATAATTCCGGATTGCCCGGAAAAGCCGCGGATCATAGGCCGAGGGATTATAGTCCTGGTTTAACAGGACTGTATGCATGTTGGCAACCCAACATTCTTCAATGAATTTCCATTGATGTTCCGAACATCGGAGCATTCTCTCCAGGGTACCCTGTGAGATTCTCTTTCCAATCATTTTGGAAAGTCTCCAGGCACAAGGTCCCGGATCATAACAGCCTTTGCCGTTATAGTTGACTTTCATACACGAAAGTCTCAGACAAATGTCTGTTATCGGGTTACGATTAACCCGATTGAGTAACTCAGAGTCACTCAAACCTTTCTTATCGAAGAAAGTTCTCCCGAAAACTTCGGGCAGCTGAGCAGAGCCAGCCGGTGTAGGGATTTTACGACCCCCTACCAGTCCAGCCTGGCGAGCCAGAC